GCAATCGAAGAAAGCATTGCTACTGCCAACGGCATTACCTTGGCTTCATTCAGCCGTGACGGAATGGTCCGTACTTGGTACGACCAAAGTGTAACTGATGAAGGCGGAGCTACAGGAAACGCTCATCACGCTATACAGGCTACTGCTGCTAACCAGCCAACTATTGTCAGTAATGGTTCTTTGGTAGCTGATCAAGGAATTGATTTTAATAGTACTAATGATAACTTTTTAGCTACTTCTACATTATCAGGACTAACAGGTTCTATTTCGCTTTTTTCTGCAAGTGTAAGAGATGCTACTGGATATACTATATCCCTATCAAATTCTGCAAGTGCATCTAGATATTTAGCTATTCAGGAGTTAAATACTCAAACGCAAACTATACCTAGAAATACAACTACAGGTGTAGATGCAGCAGTAAATGTTAGCGGTTCTACACGACTTACTTTTGGCGTAACTACAGGTGCTACTTCAGCAAGTGTAGCTGCTTCGGGAGGTGCTATTACTACTACAACTGATGACTACGGAGACGACTTTTCTGGTACTAATATTAATCAAATTGCTATAGGTATATTAAGAACAGTAAGTCCTACTGGTCATTTTGATGGACGCATTCGTGAGTTACTTGTTTATGATTCTGACCAAACAGACAACCGAGGTGCATTTGAAGCCAATATGGCTTCTCACTATGGTATTACCGCAATACCAACTGCTGCTGATCCACCAACAGTAAACGGATTCGTTGAGACTTGGTATGACCAATCAGGTAATGCTAATAATGCAGTACAAGCTACTTCTACCAATCAACCTAAGATTGTTGAGAATGGTGGATTGGTAACAGTAAACAGTAAACCAGCAATTAAATTTGATGGAAGTGATAACTACTTTATAATGGACTCCGAAGTAAAGTTCAACAGTTCAGCTTCAGATAAAGCCAATACTATTTTAAATGTAGCCTATATTGTAAGTGGAGATAGGTCTTATCTGGCTCTAGGTTCTGGTACTTTTAATTGGTTTGGTGTACCATATATTAGTAATTATCAATACAGAGATAATGGTGGAAATGTTATAAATACTGGAGATGCAGTTCCTTTAAATCAACAGATTTCATTTACATTTGTTTCGAATGGATCAAATGATATTGAGACATATCAAAATGGAACATCCATTCATAGTGATAATTCTACATTTGCAAATCACTTAAGAATACGGAATATAGGAAGAGGCTACAATGGAGCTAACTACAACGAAATGTCATCTCAAGAAATAGTATTTTATGCAGATGATAAGACTTCTGATATTGCAGATTTACACAACAATATTAACAATTATTACGGAATTTAATTATGAGCGAAGAAACAATCAATTACTTAATTTACACAACTGAAGAAGATGCCAATACTAGGGCTGACCAAGAGGGTACATTATTGAAGTTCGCTCATTGGACACAAGGCAGAGGCACACGCTGGCTTACAGCACCAGTGCCTACAGCTGAAGGTAACTACGCTTTGGACGTTACTAATTACGAACTGTCGGACGTTGAGAAAACGGAGACAGTACCATCCTATAACCCTGTACCACCTGAGGAAGAATAATGGAAGAACACATCATAGCACAAGGTCAAATATGGGGGTTAGTCCTCCTAGCCGAATTGACTGCATTCAATATGGCTGACGTAAGTGCTATGGCTCAAGCCATTGCTTATCTTTGCGGTGGAGTGGCTTCACTAGCTACGGCTTATTATTATATATTCAAAAAGAAAAGATGACTACTGAGCTTATAGCTATGCTTGGCGGAGGGGCTTCTGGCTTCTTGTTCAAACTGATTGGTACAATGGTTACTGCTCAGCAGAACAACGTAAGTAACCTCATAAAGAAACAGGAGGCAATGGATGCCAGTGCAGATGCAGCAGCAAAACGTACAGGAGATGGCGGTGCTTGGGTTCGTAGAGTAATAGTAGTAACAGTTCTGTTCGGTGTAATAATTGCACCATTCATCCTAGCGCACAGTAACGAAGGTGTAACAGTAGCAAGCGAGTACAGCAAGTGGTTTGGTTTCATAAAGGGTACTTCTTATCAGACCTTGCACGGATATGTTATACTACCAGAGATACGGCAAACTGTATTAGCCATAGTTGGCTTCTACTTCGGATCATCATCAGTAAAATAGAATAGTATGAATAGGTGTATAATATGTAAATGGACAACAAAACTGCTAAACAAAAGCTGTCAGAACTGCGTGATAGCCTCAATCAAGTCCTGGGTAGTAAAGGCGAAGGCCCTTCCAGGGAAGATGCTGAACAAGCTCTCAAGCTTGCTAAGGAAGGCTCTAAGCGGGCTAAAAAATCTCTTCTAGGTAGAATCAAGGATTTACCTGTAGTTGACAAGATAAGTCAGCTAGGAGCTGCTGGAACGGTTGCTGTAAGCACAGCTGCTGTAACGCAGACAAACATAGCTGTGGATGAGACTGAGGTCTTTGTGGCCAGTGTAGCCAATGACGTTGTAGAGGAACGCTTGGGCTTCCCTGCTTTCGTTGAGAACTTTGTGAACTTCGATGCTGTGAACGTATGGGGACAAGGGGTAATGCAAGCCAAGGTAGCTGAGGTAAAGGCAGAGGTAGCCAGGGCAGAAGCCAAGGTAGCACCTACTGAACCTAAGTCAGAAAGCACCAAGGAATCCAGCAGTCAGGAAAATAAGTCCCAGAACAAAGCTGCTAGCAGCACCCAAGAAAATGAGTCCAATGAAAAAGGGGCAGAGAAATCTGAAGATACTAAACAAGGTAAAGAAACGGCTCAGGGGGAAGAGGCAAAGGAAAGTACTCAAGAAGAAAATAATTCAAGTGATGAATCCAAAGAAGAAACACAAGAGGAAAGCGCAGAAGATAATTCACAACAGGAAGCACAGCAAGAAACACAACAGGAAACAAAGCCTAGTAGTGTAACACAGGAGGCACCAAGCGCAGAAGTTTTACCAATTGATCCAGACATAGTAACAGCCTCACCAGAGGGACCAGGAGAGAATAGCATATGATACAATACTTGCTCGATAACTATAAGGATAATCTCCTTGGTATGATGTTTGCCTACATAGGCATAGCATCAATCATTGTGATGTTCCTGCCTAAGAATAACATTATTTCACGTATGTTCAAGGAGTTCGCTTCCATATGTACCTCTATATTCAAAAAGTAAAATACCTGCTAGCTGCTGTACTTTCAGCATCCATAGCTTGGGGTACAATACAACTGAACAGCGTTGTCTACGATCTAATAGTAAACATTGATGATACTAACGTTGTACAGGACTTTAACCCAGAGGGTGGGGCTACTTACTACGAGCCACTGGTTTTTACTACAACTACTGGTGGGAACTTTGAGTTCAATAATTACTCCAGTAAGTTAACCAACAATGTAACGGACACATCGTTATTAATCTACGATAACTTACAGGCTAATCTAATAGTTGATGAACCCTGGGCATTTAACGATGGAGCAGGTATAGGCTTTGGCGGTGGTCAGGAAAATACTTTTCAAGGTTTTGAAAGAGAGAGCCAAGCATTTCAAGGAACAATAACACTAGCGGGTGAAACTACTTATACTGCTGTGTTTGCATCCTTTACTCCGAATACAATGGGGTCAATGGCAGTTCGTGTAAATGCGCCAGGACAAATTTTAACAACAGGATTTAATGCAGCCATCCCAGAGATGAGTGACACAGGATTGTGGATAGCGTTGATTATTGGAGGATTTGTAGCATTCTGCTACTTTAAAATAAGAAGTATATTATAACATTAAAATAAAGGATATATTATGCCAGGTCACTACGGAAAAATGATAGGTAAAAAGCCAACCAAAAAAGTTGCTAAGAAAATGGTCAAAAAGAAAAAGAAGTAATGCCATTTAGCAAATACAGTCCAAAACAAAAGAAGATCGCTAGGGTAGCAGCCCCACGTAATAAAATCACGGGTGCGGACTTCAAAAAACTAAGAGGTAGAAATGCATCGAAAAATACTAACAGTCGCAAGAAAGCTTGAACAAGCTTCTAAGGCTCACGCGGGTCAGGCTAAAGTTCTCAAATCAATAGTAAGCAATGCCAAAAAAAGCAAAAAGCGGGGGTAAGATATGCCCCGAAGGTAAGGCTTGGGCTAGACGTACGTTTGATACGTACCCAAGTGCTTATGCTAATATGGCAGCTTCTAAGTACTGCAAGAACCCTAACTACGCCAAGAAGTCCAAGGGCGGTAAACGCAAGGGTAAATAATGGGACAACTCAAACAATGGCGACAACAGAACTGGGTACGTATCGGAACTGATGGAAGCATCAAAGGACCTTGCGGAACGTCTAAGGACAAGAAGAACCCTGACCGCTGCTTGCCTAAAAGAAAGGCTGTTAGCCTATCGAAATCAGAAAGAGCAGCAACTGCTAGGAAGAAAAAGCAATCCAAGAAAACAGTCGTTGCAAATACACCCAGAGCAAAGGTACGTAGCTAATGAGGAAGGAACACAAAAGTAAAGCAGGTGGACTTACCGCAGCAGGTAGGGCTTACTTCAAGCGTAAGACTGGAGCTAACCTGAAGCCACCAGTTACTGAAAGCAAACCAACAGGAAAGAATAAGGCTCGTAAAAAATCATTTTGTGCCAGGATGTCTGGCGTCAAAGGACCAATGAAAGATTCAAAAGGAAGACCAACTCGTAAGGCATTGGCCCTACGGCGTTGGAAATGTTAACAATTAATAATATATACAATGGCAATGAACCCAAGAAAAAGATACCCTAGTGGCAAACCTATGAGCGAGTTTGCAGAACGAGTTGCTGCTAGTGACGCTAAAAAAAAATCCGCAAGATCTCCTCGCAATAAAGCTCTCGGCAAAATAGGAGAGAGATCAGTCCTAACTAAAGGTGCTGCAAAAACCGCTGCAAAAACTGTTGCTAAGCGCTTAGGTGCTGTAGGTGCAGTTTACACCGCAGCAGATATTGGCGCTGGAATTTATGACAGACAAGTAGCTGTAAATAGAGAAAGTGCAGCTAAAAAATTACGTGATGAAGCAGCAGCACTTGACAGGCAAATGGCAACACTTCGTGGAGAGTTACCTAAAGTTGAAGGAACCAAAACTTTTAAACCTAAAAAAACACGTGGTCAGGGTACAACAAAACCTAAAGCTATAACTACAACTACAACTACAACTACAACTACAAATCCTGGTAAGAATGTTTCGGGTGGAACTAGAGGACAAAAAAATGTAAATAAACCTACAACTAAGGTAACTAAACCTACAACTAAGGTAACTAAACCTACAACTGAGGTAACTAAACCTACAACTAAGACGACTAAACCAAAAGGAGCTAAACCCAAAGGTTTAACTGTAGCACAAAGAAATCGTCTTCGTGGTGATCGCAGGTTTCGTGGTTAAATGGCCGAGTATAGTACATTTGGAGCTTTAGATGACCGCATTGCCAAGGATGGCGATGTTGGCTTCATTGGGTTCAATAACCGCCTACGGCCTGACCAGTTGCCAGCGGGTATGCTTGCTGATGCAAAGAACCTACGGACTGACCGCAGGGGTGAAGCACAGGTACGCAAGGGTATTGATTTAACATCAAATCCAATAACATCAGGTACTAATGCAATGACATTGCCTTTCTTTATACTTGATGCTACTAAGACTACAAACAGCACTGCTATTAGTAGCGGTGAGTTGTTGCTGAACTTTGCTTCAGCTCATACCTTGTCAGCAGGAAAAACCGCTCAAGTAAAATTAAGCGGATTAAGTGGAGTCGTACCGACTACTGCTGATGGAAGATATACAGCTACTGTGGTTGATACGGACACAATAAAGTTAACGGATAAAACTTATACGAATGCAGCTAGTGGTAATGTAACTGTAGAAATACCTACCTTAGATGATACTACTGTAAATGCTATCTATGGTTCTTGTGCTTTTTCTGACCCTAACGCATCAGCTAGTCAGTACATTATTTTTGCAGCAAATACTAAAGCTGTTGCTGTTAATATAAGTACAGGTACTAGTATTGATATTACTTATCCATCAGGTGTAGCAATTTCCTCAAGCGTATCAATGCTTCAAGCATTTAATAAGGTTTTTATATTTAGGAATGGTTCTACCGCAATTGAAAACAATCTTAAAATATCTACAATTAGTGCAGCCACAGTAACTGGTTCAAGTAATACCGCAAATATTACTACAAGCGCAAATCACAATTTAGTAACTGGTAATATTGTTACAATAAGCGGTTTAGGATTTAGTACTACTGATCCTAATGGTTCAAATGTAACTATAACAAGAACTGGTGATACTACATTTACTTATTCACTTACAGCAGGTGGTGATGAAACTTATACTGTAAGTAGCTCATCTACGGTAATTACTGACTTTACAAAGGTATCCAGTGGTACTTATACACAACCAGTATCAATTGAATGCGCTGTAAAAGATTTTTCTATTATAAATTCTGTTGGTTCCTTGCATACATCACAGTCACTTATTGTTGGTAATGCTTTATCAATAAGTAATGATGGACCTACTGCATCCTGTGGATTAAAGTTAGCTTCAGGTTTTTCAGTAAACGAAGTGTTTTCATCAGGAGGTAGTAAAACAGTAAGCGGGGTATCAATAAGTGGTACTAGAATAACAATAACGTGTACTGATCACGGTTTTGTCTTAAACCAACCAATTACATTTTCTGATTTAAACGCTGGTTTGAACGGAAATAATTCAGTTGCTAAAGTAAATAGTGTTAATGAGTTTGAGGTTGAAGTAGCAACTACTTTTTCTGATAATGATGA